TCATCCAGAAGATCATCACGATCCTACCGCACTTGAACTTTACTGTGATGCAAATCCAAGTGCTCCAGAGTGTTTGGTCTATGATGACTGATAAATAATCTGTAAAGAATACTTGTTTGAATGAAAGAGGTATTATCACGCCCAGGTAGTATGGGATCTGATGGTCTCAGATGGTGGATTGGCCAAGTTGCGCCAAGATCTGCCTGGGCTGGTGCTGGACTTCTTATCAACGATAAAAGTTCTGGTAGATCCGATAATAAACCAGAACAAGAAATTTATTACAACCGAGTAAAGGTAAAGGTTGTAGGTTTTCATGATAAAATTGCAGATCCTAATGATCTGCCTTGGGCTCATGTGGTGAACAGCCCAAACGTATCGTCTGGATATGGATTTAAAGACTCTACACACTATCTTGAAGGTGGGGAAAGTGTATTTGGTTTTTGGTTGGATGGAGAAGATGAACAAAAACCAGTAATTCTTGGAGTCTTTTATAGAAATAGTATAGCAGAAGATCTCTCACAACCACTGAAAGGATCTGCTGCAACACCAACAAACGGTGCGGCTGTTCAAAATAATCTGGATCAAAAACCGACTGGTGGGACTGCTTCGACTAATGTAGCAACAGGAGAAACCACACCAGAGACAACTACTTCATATAATCCAAAATATAATCTTTTTACTGGTATAAGTGAAGATAAGAAAGTTGTAAGACCACATATTTCAAATGAAGCTAGTTCTCAAAAGGGAACTTCTGATGCTGCAGAAGCTCATCACACTTTTCTTGGTGTAAAAACTAGTAGACCCACATGTAAAAGAGATAATAGTATTGCTGAGATAACTGGTCTTCTTGGAGATTTCTCTGAGTTCTTGCTTACTGCTCAAGGATATGCAAATTTCTATGTGAATTTGATAACCAACACATTAATAAATTTAGATGAGGAAATTAAACTCATCGCAAAGAGCATTACAAAGATAATGACCTCTCTTTATACTGCCATTCGTGATGAAATTTTTGCAGAGATTGCAAAGAAAATACAGGAATTTATAAATGAAATTCTTCCAGAGGAAGTAAAACCACTTTTTGGTGATAGTATTAAAGGAACTGTAGATACAATTTATTGTATTTTTGAAAATCTGATTGAAGCCATACTCAACATAGTCGTTGACCTTCTTTTATCCCTTGTTGGTCAATTTGTCAATGGTCTTGTTTGTGCTGCAGAACAACTTACTGGTGCTCTGTTAAACAGCCTGCTCGATGCCATGGAACAGGCCATAAGTCCTATACTTCAAAGTTTGAATGAGACTTTAGGTGGTGCTCTTGGAAGTGTAAATCAGATAATCAATCAAGCTTTGGAAGCAGTTGGAATCGTATACAGTTTCATTGGATGTGACAAGTTTAAGTGCCCACTTCCTTCTAGATTTGATAATGCATATGGACCCACTCAGGCCCAGAAGGACAGCGCACAATCTATATTCTCTTCTATTTCTATTCTCAACATTCAAACCTCCACAGATGAAGATGGTAACTCAGTAACTGTTGGTGATTTGTTAAGTGATGCGGAGGACAACGCTGCTAGTATATTTGGTCCTCAGTCTCCAGAAGATCAAGCTCTTGCAGCTCAGGTCAATGCACTCGCTGGCGGATGTAATCCAAATATATTGGTGTGTGGTCCACCAACTATTGAGATATTTGGTGGTGAAGGTTTTGGTGGTGCGGCCAATGCAGTGGTAAATGAACTTGGCCAGGTGATTGGTGCGGACATTGTTGAAGCTGGTTTTGGTTACAGTTCTGAGTCACCTCCATATGTCACAGTTAAGGACGCTTGTAGTGAAGGTAAGGGTGCAAAGGCAACAGCAATCATTGATGATGAATCTGGTGAAATTATTAAAATCTTAATTGATAATCCTGGATATAACTATCCACAGAAACCAGGTAAAATTATAACGTCTACAGGAATTATCCCTGTCACTCAAGATCCACCAGAAGAAGCCATTATTGATAAAATTGCTCAGATTGATGATGTCATCGTTACCAATCCTGGATATGGATATAATCCAGGCGATACAATTCAAATCGATGGTGTTGATTTACCTGATGGTCTTCCAATCTTGGAACCAGTCATCGTTGGTGGAAAGATTGTAGATGTTAAGATTCAAAGTCCTGGATATGGATTCACAGAGATTCCACCACTCACAATAAATAGTGACACTGGAATCGGTGCAGATTTCTCTGTGGTTCTTAAATTCGTTAATGTTGATGAATTGATTGAACCAATCGATCCAGCTAAGATTATCCAAGTAATAAATTGCGTAGGTAAATAATGCCAAACTCACAGTCAGGTGATTTTGATATTGACACTAGGAGACATTTCCGATTTGAAGGCGGACAAAATTCTCCATATGGAAAGGTTAGTTATCGCGTATTAACTAATCTTGGCGCTGGCCATGGTTGGTATCAGAATGGTACAAGTGAAGATCACCAAATGGTTGCAACTGGCAGATCTGTCGAATCACTTGGTCATAAAGTAAAGAAGTCCAAGACTAATGAATCAGATCCTTTATTACCCGCAAAATTAATTCGTGCAAAACACGGTGATATTATTTTGGAGGCAGTAGATGGTGATATTATCCTAAAAGGTGATAACATCATAATGTATGCGGACGGTATCCGAAATACTGGGGATGGCGACATTCAGATGTATGCCAATAAGGCCGTAAGTATTGAAGGATCTGATGTTAGAGTTAGTAGTGCTAACTTGAGACTTATTGGTAAGAAAGACTTTTCTCTTATCGGAAAAGTATATGGCAATATAACTGCTGGAGTTCTAAATGCATCCGCTTCTTCCGATTTCGGTGCATCTACTCTACTTGGTAAGATGAAAGGTATTGCTGAGAGTTTGGGGGCGATCTAATGGCATTTTTTCCTGTAATGTATGGGAACCGACTTGTTGTTGGTTCTGAAGCTTCCGCTGGTGTCTCTAAGGTTCAAACACAACCTTTTGATGGATCTGTTCTTGGTGGATTTACTGTTCTCAATGGTCCTGTTCAAGTCGGTGTTGCTCCACTAGCACCAGTTCCTCTTGGAACTCTTCACATTGGACCCAACCCACCTACATCTGGCCCAACTTCTTTAGCCTCTTTACACATTGTTCATCCTTCAATCGGGATGAACGTTATTTCTCCGATTGCTGCTAATTTTTATGGAGCAGTCAATACTTATGCCATTCAACAGGCATATGGATCCGACTTTTCCTTTGGATTAAAACAGACCCTTGGAACGTTTAACAAGGTTGGAAAAGGTGTAGAGGTTGGAGGAACTACAAAGGCCGAACCAGGAATCACTGAGGCTGCACCAAATAGAACCAGTGCTGGCAATATGACAATTGCTGGTAACTTAACTGTTACTGGTACAATTAGTGGTGTAGTCAATCCCCAGGCCTGGAAGGGATTTGACATCAAACATCCTAAGAAACCAAATAGACGTATTCGACATATTTGCGTAGAGGGTCCAGAGGCAGCAATCTATGTCAGAGGAACACTCAAAGGATCTAACGTTATCGAACTTCCAGAATACTGGGATGGTTTGATTGACATTGAATCTATTTCTGTCCACCTTACTCCTATCGGAAACTATCAAGAGTTGTATGTTGACAAGATTGAGTGGGGTAAGAAAGTGATTGTCAAGAATAATCAAGGGTCTGCAATTAATTGTTACTACAAGGTTGAGGCCGCTAGAATCGATGGTGAACCATTGATCGTCGAATATGAAGGAGAAACTGCTGCTGACTATCCTGGAGATCCAACGCAATATTCAATCTCTGGTCATGATTATGGGAGGAAAGACTGATGCCATTAGATAACAATGCAAAAACTGAGTTTGTCATTGCAGATATTAATGCAAAGATAAAACAACAGAACGATATTATTGGATTCAATACAACATCATCATTACAATCTAGACTCGATTATGTTGATGAGATTGTTGCGGCTTTTGATCCTGCAATCAAAGGAATAGATAACAAAATCGTTTCCATTGGCCAATCTATCAATCAACTTAAAGATGAAATCATTGTTTTGATTTCTGATGCCGTTGGTGTATCTACAGTGAACACTTGTGGTATTGCAAGCACTGGTCCTGGTGGTGATTGTTTTGTTAGTGCTGATGGTGGTCTTGATGGTGGATGGGCTGGTGGTATTTCCACATGTCTGTTGGGATATACTCCCGAGTATTACGACACAGTTACTTCTAGGATTTGGGCATTTTCGAGTACATCATCGAATCCCTTTGTCTCATCTACTACAATTTTGAGTAATGCCAGTAATACCTTTGGTGCTGGAATTGGAACGTTTTTGGTTGTTAATCAAAACAATAGTTCTTATACTGCTGGTTATCGGGTAACCTTGAAGAGTACTCCAAGTTGCTCTGCCGTTCAGACTCAAATTGATGCAAAAGATGCAGAGATTGCAACTCTAAGAAGTGAAATTGGAAAGTATCTTGGTGTTGTGAATACTATTCGAGAACAAAGATGGAAGTCTCAACTAGAGAAATGGGGTTTGGTCAGGGCTCAGAAAGAGGCTGAAGAGGATAAGGAAAAACTGGTTGGTGTTCTGACCGCCTTCACCGATTCAACGTACACGAGCCTGTTCCTCAAGTGACACAGGGCCCTTGCCCCAACCCCCTGACAGTGTTATTATACATAGGTAATGAGAGGTCACGAATGACTGACGAGTACCTGACAAAAGTCGTTATTGACGTTTGTTATAGAACTTTCTATCTGTTCTCATCGGATGGTGAAAAACAGATTGTCGATTGTGAAACTGTGGATCAATTCATGGAACTGCGTGAGATGGTCAACCTTGCAAAAGAGTTTGACGAGGAAGTACAAGTCATTTATTGTGATCCCATTACCACCCTTGCGGGTGTGGTGTAGGGGTAACATCTGAGCCTTCCAAGCTCCAGTCGCGGGTTCGATTCCCGCCACCCGCTTATGAAAGAATCGCAAGACTTCCATGCGTATCGCTTCGGTGGATTTAAAGTCACATCAATAACCCTCCTAAGACTGATTAGTGAATTGGAGGGTTCATATCAACTCCTCAAGTACATGGGATTTGAAGAGGATATGAATACTGTTGATGAGATGAAAAAACGTTACTACAAACTTTACTTCCAAAAATCAAAAGAAGAAAAGAATGCGACCTGAAACTCGTAAATCAATGGAGATGTTATTCTCCGCCAAGTGGAATGTTCCAACCGCAGCTACAAACTGTGGTTTATCTTGGAAAGAAATGAAAATAACATTCAATGAATATTGTGCATTTCATTCACCCACTTATTGTCCAGAGCCCGAAGATCAACTCAGTCTCTTCTGAGTTTGAGGGACTGTCGCCTATTGGTTAAGGCCCACTGCTTATAACGGTGTGAATCGGGTTCAATTCCCGACAGTCCTACCTCGCTCCTTTAGCAATCTGGTGAATGCAGCGAACTCATAATTCGCCTGAGGCGTGTTCGATCCACGCAAGGAGCACCTACGGGACGGTGGTGGAAGTGGTAGACACACCAGACTTAAAATCTGTTGAGCATTACGCTCGTGAGGGTTCAAGTCCCTCTCGTCCTACTAGTCTTGGACAGACTTAAAACTTATCCTGGTGCGCCTAGATACATAGTCTCGGGATGACTTTAAAAGCGCCCTGGTCGGGAACCCCTTCCCCCGTCATATACTGCGAAGTGTATGACATCTGCCACTTTAGCTCAGCTGGATAGAGCAACGGTTTTGTAAACCGTAGGTCGTCGGTTCAAGTCCGACAAGTGGCTCCACGAGGAGTAGCTCAGTTTGGTAGAGCACTCGCTTTGGGAGCGAGTGGCCGCAGGTTCGAATCCTGTCTCCTCGATTATGTAGTTATCACCATGCACGAAATACCTTTTATTGTAAAAGAAGATTTTCTTGACGAAGGTGAATTTTCTCAAGTTGTAGAAGAAACAGAAACTCTCCTTGATAGTTTTATCGAAGTAGAATTTAGTAGACCTGCAACAAAAGATGGAGTCATACTTAAACACAGTAGTGGTATGATGTATGACGACTATTACAATGGATTATCAAAAGAACTATCTCCAACAGTAAAAATCTTTCATAAAAAGATATTTGATAACTTTCTTTATAGTGAGTTTGATCAAATAGGAACTCTGTGTCATAACTTAAACTGGACTAGTATGATGATTTCATACTATGAAAATGACGATTACTATAAACCACATTTTGATGCATCTTTTATCACAGGGCTCTATTGGTTTGACATAAAGCCACAA